CGAGTCTCGAAACGCCGCTGTGCTGATTGAAGGGGAGCGCGCGCGGCTGCAGGCCATACTGCAGAATTCTGAGCTGCAGGTGGAGCAGCTGAAACACGTCACTTCTCTCGGCCTGCGGAGCATTGAATCGGCGACGGAGGCGGTATCGCAGCTGGCTGCATCGGCGATGAGTGCGGTTAACGTGAGCGCGAGCATGGCGGATAACTTTACATCCAGCTCATCTTACGGCTCCAGCTACCGCGAATCGAGATCAATTTAACGGAGGAAGGCATGGTACAAAGTGCGATGGGGCTCATCCGCGTGGTGCCGAACTCCGAGCTGGTAAAAGCGGAGCAGGCGGCGCAGAAAGCTACACAGGATGCCCGGGAAGACAACAACCGACCCCTTATGAGTGGGCTGGCCAAGCACGTCACTGAGGCGTGGGAAGTTGCACGCCAGGCGAAAGAGCCGGCACTACCACGCATACGGCGCGCACACCGTGCCCTGCTGGGCATTTATGACCCGGAAAAGCTCGCGAACATCGAAGAGTTCGGCGGCTCCCAGGAGTACGCGCGGGTCACGGCGAACAAGATTCGGATTGTGGAGGCGTGGCTGCGAGATATTTTCATGGGGCAGAACGACCGACCCTGGACGCTGAACCCGACACCCAAGCCAGATTTCCCACCAGACGCAGAGGCGCAGGTAAAAGCCAAGGTATCTCAGATGGTGGCGCAAGCATTCGCGAGTACGAACGAGATGCCGGACCCGGTCATGGTCCGCGCTCAGCTCTCCGCCGAAATGGATCGGTACGAAGAGGAGTTGATGGACAAGGCGCGCTCTACGACCCAGCGTATGGAAAAGCACATGGCAGACCAGATGGTCGAGGCGGGTTTTGAGCAGGTACTGTCACGCTTCCTGATCGATCTGGCAACGTACCCAAGCGCCATCTTGAAAGGTCCTGTCCTACGCCGGCGTAAAGTCCTGAAGTGGGAGGCTCCTGACGACACGGGTACACTGGAGCCATCCGTAAAAAAGGTCATCAAGCCGACGTTTGAGCGCGTGGACCCGTTCCGAGCATACCCAGCGCCCGGCGCGGAGAGCCCACAAGATGGCTTCTTTATTGAGCACCATACGTACACATACTCGCAATTCTACGATCTTATCGGCGCGCCTGGGTATGATGAGAGCGCCATCCGAGCGTGCCTGCGTGAAAACCAGACAGGTGGCCTGCATGACTGGATGGGGCTGGGCGCCAGCAATGCGTACTTTGGTGACCAAGTGCCGGAGCTGCAGCAGCGCAAGGTATTTGAGTTTGATGTCATTGAGTATAGCGGACCCGTACTGGGCAAAGACCTGATTGAGTGGGGCCTGGACGATGAGCGCGTAGACGACCGCGAAGCGATGTATGAGTCCTGTGTGTGGCTGTGCGGCAACTGGGTCATCAAGGCGCAGATCAACTACGACCCACTCAACCAGAGGCCGTATTTTAAAACCAGCTACGAGCATGTCCCCGGGGAGTTCTGGGGTTTCGCGCTGCCGGACATCCTGGATGACGTGCAGGGCGTGGTGAATGCTGCTGTGCGCTCGCTGGTCAACAACATGGCCATGGCATCTGGGCCACAGGTGGAGGTAAACATTGACAGGCTGGCGCCGGGGCAGGACGTGACTCGCCTGCAGCCGTGGGCTATTCACCAGGTGGAGGATTCGGACTTTGGCACGCAGGGCAAGGCGATTGATTTTTTCCAGCCAGAGAGTAACGCAACGGACCTGATGAATGTCATTGAGACGTTTTACCGTTTTGCCGACGATTTCTCTATGGTGCCGCGGTACATGGGCGGCTCCGACAAGATGTCAGGGCCAAGCAGGACTGCGTCAGGACTCAGCATGCTGATGGACGCCGCAAGCAAAGGCCTCAAGGGGGTCGTGTCGAACGTGGACACCGAGGTGCTGTCGCCTATGCTGACTAAACTATACAACCACAACATGATGTACGCCGAAGACCCGACGATCAAAGGCGATGCGCAGGTGGTTGCTCGCGGTGCGGTGAGTCTCATGAAGTTGGAGAGCCTGCAGCTGCGCAGGAACGAATTCCTGAATGTCACGGCGAACCCGATCGACCAAAGCATCACCGGAACCAAGGGACGTGCGGAGGTGCTACGCGCCGTAGCCGAGGGCCTGGGCCTCAATACGGATGACATCGTGCCGCCGAAAGAACAGCTCGATGCCAACATGGCGCAACAGCAGGCCTTGGCGCAACAGCAGCAGGGCACGCAAGGTAACCAGAGCCAGCCGTCTATCGGCGGCGGTGAGCAGCTTGCCGACGGCACGCCGGTGACAGACAACTTCAGCCCAAACGCGTTAACGCCTTGACACGGTTGAGTTTTTAACAGACATTACGCCCATACGAGTGGGAGGAACGTGTGAGACCGACACAGCAAGAGCACAGGGAAATAAACAGGTTACGTGAAAATCGTGTCTTGATTGATTTCCTTGAGCGCGAACTGGTAGCTGAGCAGGACAAACTGGTAACCATGACTGATATGGACCAACTAAGAGTGCTGCAAGGCGGTTGTCGGAGACTACGCGAGATACTCTCACTCATACAAACCGACGCCACATAGGCGTGGGTGAACTCCCGGAAAGCGTTGAGTGACAACGGCACCGGCAAAGGAGCAAATGATGAAACCAGAGCGAGTCAAGCAAGCAGCAGAGGAAGCGGATCGACGCATTCGGGAATTGTCTGCACCGCAAGGAGAGCAGCAATCGGAGCCTACGGCTGCATCACCAGCCAATGAAACCGGACCTGACCTGACCGTTGTCGACGACGCACCCTCAGAGCCGCCTGCCCAGGACGAGCCGCCTGCGGTACGCCAGGAAGAACCACCCCCCGAAGCCGACGAGGACACTGACCTCAAGGAACGGGCAAGGGTGGCGGAAGCCCGGTGGAAGTCAGCAGACGGCATGCTCCGCGCTCAGAACCAGCAGATAGAGCAGCTACGCGATTTGCTTGCCCAAGTTCAAGACCACAACAACTCGAGAGCACAGGAGCCGGCTGAGCCACAGAAGCCTAGTTACACCGACAACGAAGTAAATGCCTTCGGTCAGGACATGGTTGAGTACGTTCATGAGGTGGCAAAAACCATCGCTACCCAGATGATCGGACCGATCCAGGACGAACTCAAGGCGTTGAAAGGTACGGTCGACAAGACTTCCGAGGTGACGCACCTCACCGCGCAAGAGCGCTTTGATACCAAGTTGGACCAGCTGTCGCCTAGTTGGCGTAAACTGGACGCCGACGACAGTTTCATTGATTGGCTCAAAGAGAACACCGCCATGCAGCGTGTGTTCGCGGACGGCGTGAAAGCGCTGGACCATGCGACGGTGGCGAACGTATTCAACTCGTACGAGAAGTTGACAGGTAAGAGCGAGGAAGTGAAGACCGCGAAACGTCAGACCCGGAACACTGACCTGGAGGCTCAGGTCGCACCGGAGAAGACGCGGCAAGCCGCTGCGCCTGCTGCTGAGGCTCGCGATCAAAAAATCTGGACCGTCAGTGAAATCGCCGGCGTCTACAAAAATAGACGCGTCGGTGGAACTCGTGAGAAAGCGATGTCCGCCGAAGATTTTGCAGCCCTTGAGCGAGAGATTGCGCTTGCTCAAACCGAAGGACGTGTCGACCTCAATAGTTAACTAGGAGTAAAGAAACATGGCTTATCCTCGCGTACCGGGTCAGCCCAACTATTCCGGGGTATTCATCCCGGAGATTTGGTCTACCAAGCTCATCGACAAGTATTACGATGGGACCGTGTTGACGCAGATTTCAAACACGGACTACGAAGGCGAAATTCGCAACATGGGTGATAAGGTAATCATCCGTCAGCGACCGACGCTTGAAATTCGCGACTACCAGATTGGTCAGTCTTTGATTCACCAACGCCCTACGGCGCCGGTGCTCGAGCTGCTGATCGACAAGGGCTTCTACTGGGATACCATCATCGATGATATCGTTGAGAAGCAGCAGGACATTGACCAGATGAACATCTGGGCTGAGGATGCGTCCGAGCAGATGAAAATCAAGCTCGACACGCGTGTACTCGGCACCATCCCACCTGACGTAGCTGCTACCAACAAGGGCGCGACGGCTGGGCGTATCTCTGGAAACCTGAACCTGGGTGTCACTGGCACGCCGCTGGCGATCACCTCAGCTAATGTGCTCAATATGATCATGTATCTGGGTCAGGCGCTGGACGAGGAGAATAACCCTGAGACGGGTCGATTCCTACTCCTGCCTTTCTGGGTGACGACGCTGCTCAAGCTGTCTGACCTGAAAGACGCATCGCTGACGGGTGACGGTACGTCACCGCTGCGCAATGGGCGTATCGGCATCATCGATCGCTTCACTGTGTACAACAGCAACTTGCTGCCTCGCTACACGGATGGTGGGGACACGACCTACAGTGTCATCGCCGGCACTCAGGCAGGCATCACGTTCGCGACCCAGCTGACCAAAACCGAAGACCTGCGCGCGGAATCCACTTTTGGGGATATCATGCGCGGCCTGATGGTGTATGGTCACAAAGTCACCAAGCCTGAAGCGCTGGCTACCGCCTACGTTACAGCAGGCTAATAAGGAGTTAGATCATGGCTGATGTTGAAGCGTATCGCGGTGGTGAACCCATCGCGCAATCTGCTGGTAGCGGTGCTGCTGGCTATCCGGCGTACCTTATCCTCGAGAACACCATTGAGGCGGACAGGATTGATGGTGGTGTAGCTGCCACCGACACCCTCCGACTTATGGATATCCCGGCGGGGATGGTTGTGCAGGACGTTGTACTGCAGGTAATCACTGGCGAAGCGACTGTGACGGTTGATGTGGGTGACTCTACTGACCCCAACGGTTGGGTTGCGGCGCAAGCTGTCGCCACGGCAGGGCGTTACCTTGGAGGCGGCGCCTACGCCGCTGCAGGGAAGCTGTATGCAGCTGACACTGAGCTGATTGCGACACCTGCCGCGGCCTCGCTGGCCGCTGCTAAGCTCCGCGTTGTTGTGGTTGGTGTGCACACCGGCTAATCCTAGGGGGCTTCGGCCCCCTTATTACTTTTCTGGAGATGACCATGGCGACTATGCTACGGCACAAAGACACTGGTGAGATTTACCCTTACAACCCCTCTATGGCCCTGCACGAAAAGATGGAGTCATTTGAGCCGGTTCCAAAAGAGATTAAAGAAGCGACGGCGAAAACACGCCGTGGCCGGAAAACAGCCGCCCAGAAAACGGCTGAAAAAAGTAAAGCTGCGGCCGCGGCCCAGGCTGTTGAGGATGCTGCGGCGGAGGCGTCAATGCGCGCTCCGGCGGAGCAGGAAGAAGCTGATGCGGCCGCCAAGGACGACCCGTCTGGTGACGACCTGGGTGATTTGGAAGGGCTTGATGATTTGGACGATGAGTAATGAAGCAGTCTGAGCTGCTGGGCCACCTGCGGTGCTCGGTGCTGCGAGACATTGCCAGCCCGCAGCTGTGGTCTGACACGGAGCTGATACGGTTCCTGGACGAGGCGTATCGCAATTTTGCGCGGCGCACGTTCTGCCTTAGCGACGACACATCCGAGTTCACTACGTTCCCTACAGTAGTGGGCCAGCAAGAGTACGAGCTGGACCCGCGCATTCTACGTATCGAGGAAGCTGGGATCATCGAGACCGATACCGAAGGGCGGCAGACTTGGCACCCTATGCGCGACGGCACACGCGGACAGGTGTCGCGGATGTTTTATGAGGGCCGCCCAACGTGCTACGGTGCGCAGGTAGCGACAAAGAGATTGCGGCTGAGCCCTGTGCCGAACGAAGTGTATGTCGTGCAGCTGCGCGTCATGCGTTTGCCATTGAAGCAGATGACCCGGCAGACTATGGATATGGCGCTGGAGATTCCTGAAGACTACCAGCTTATGCTGGCGGACTATGCAGCATGGCGAGCACTGCGGAACAACGACCCGGAAGGCGCCAACATGGCCGCCAGTCAGTCGATGCGAGAAGGCTATGAGAAATCTGTCCGAGCCGCAAAGCGTGACTACGCGCACATGCATGCTGGCGAATCACCGCTTGCTCGCGCAAACTGGACAGGTAAAACTCGATACGTGAGGCTCTAGCATGGCGCGTGAAGATAGAGACGGACAGCCCGGGACTCGGGCAAGCGACATTTATGCAGGCTCAGCGGTTACTCGCGCAGTTGATCGAGTCAAAAGCAGCTTTGCGGATAATGCGAACCAGCGCCCAAACATGCGTATGGTTGCGCCCGCGCGCATAAACGAATCAGCACGCCCTAAGCGCGAAGAGTTCACGCCAAGCCGAGACCTTGTTGAGGCAAACCAGCTACCGCAAGGATTCTCGGTTCTGCCTCGAGAAGGGTCATCATTGGGCGATCGAATCAAGAGCAATTTCAATGCGTTTGTTGCTAATGTCAGTCAGCCACAGCGCGAGGGCAAACCCGCACCAGAGAGACCGGTGACACCAGCAAGCGCCATCAACGGAATTACTGTTGAGTCAGGTCCAAAGAGGGGTAGCGAGTACAACATACCAGCCAACGACCCCAATGGCGTGGCGATGGCGAATCGTGTGAATACGTTCGACAACCGCTCAGCGCTGAATGAATTTGCTGCGGCCAACGCTCAACGCCAGCAGGCTATTGACTCTAGGAGCGGCGGCGTGCCGGGAGGACGTATCGCATACATCGGCGGCGCTGCGCCGGGTAGCATGGAGGATCGCCAGGCGCAGGCGAACGAGCTGCTTTCTCGACTTGATGGGCGCCAGAGCGTAGCCGAGGAGCAAGGCATCCGGGCACAGGCCGATGCACTGCTTGGGCAGGCGGATACCGCGGCGGGGCTGGAGCAAGTGCGTATGAGCGAAGCCGGAGATACTGATCGCGCACTGCTGGAGGCTGAATCAAGCCTAGCGTACAACGATGCCCTGACACAGTCAGCCACGGCGCGGGCGGCGGGCGGCGCTCAGGCGGGCGGCATTGACCCCTCGGGGTTCAAAGCACTCGTCGATTCAGGTGCCTTGAAGCTGAACCCGGAGACAGAGCAGATTGATCTGACCGACCCGAATACAGCAGCTGTATACCAAGAGCTACTGCGAGGTATAGCACCGGGCGGATTCGAGCAGCCGGTAGGGTTAGCTGACGGTGGTGTCGTGCCGCGGCCGCAATCAGCTATGGCGATGCCTGCTTTGGGGCGGGCCGGGCCGGCGATGCCCGCCAGCCAGGACATCATGGCATACCAGCAGATGACGAACGGCATGCGCCAGATGGGCTTGGCACCGGTGGACTTCGAGTCATTTATGTCTATGCGCCAGCAGAGCGCACCCGGCGCCGGCGCACCTCCCGCACCGCCGCAGATGGCGGGCCAGCCTGCCAGTGCCATGGGATTTGCTGACGGCGGCATGGTGCCGGATGTATCAGGCAAAATGGTGGTAGACTCGAATCCTCAATCAGCTGTGGACTCAATCCCTGCAATGATCGACGGCGAGACGCCAGCGGCTTTGGATAGCGGTGAGTTCGTTTTACCACGCGACGTTGTGATGTTTTTCGGGACTGATAAGCTGAACAAGATGATCGCATCAGCCAGGAGTAAAGACACCAATGGCCCAGAATCCTCAGCTGTCGGCGGTTCAGCGCTTCAGGCAGCTCTCGCAGGAGCGGGAGCGGGACCAGCAGCGCCAACTAACGGACCAGTCTAATATCGATGCAGCTCGGGCGGGCGCGGTTGGTCGCGCTCGATCCGACAGACTACCCACCACTGCGACACAATCAGCGACGGAGCCCGGCCGCGTCTCCGCGCGTGAGTTGGTAGACCAAGCGCGTCAGAGGCAGTCGCAAACACCTGAGTCAGCACCGGACCAGAACACGTCAGCAATCGGCGACCTTGTCGGCTCCATCGGAACCGCGCTATACAGTGTTCCAGACACCGTCCGAGGCATCGCGGACATACCCTTCGGCCTCGCAGGCTTTGACCGACCAATCACGCGGGCGGCGGAAGCGGTTGATGACTTTATAGGCTTCTCGCCAACCAAGATCGCGGAGAATCGTAGAAAGCTGCTGACCCCGGAAACTCAGCAACAAGTGCAGAACGTCAGCCAGGCAGTTGAGGAGGCTGATGGATTCACGGCAAGTGTCGGCGCTGGTGCCCGGGCTTACCTGCAAAACCCGCGCGCGTTGATCCCGTTGCTCGGCGAGGCACTACCCTCGACAATAGTACCTGCGGGCATCGCAGCAGGTCTTACACGCGGCGCGAGTCTGGCCGCACGACGTGCAGCACCAGTCTTGGCGGAGGGCGCGTTCGCCGGCGGTATGGCGCAGCAGGGCATATCTGACGATGTTGACCCGCAGCGGCGTGCTCTCGCAGCGGCTGGATCAGCTGTTACTACAGGCGCGTTTGGTGCTGGTGGGGGTGCGATCGCGCGAAGGCTCGGGATTGTCGACCCGGACTTCATATTCGTTGACGGCGTACCGACGCTACCTGCGGGTGCCGCACGGAAGAAGCTGGCTTCCAGGGTGCTGGGCGGCGCGGTGTCCGAAGGCTTACTTGAGGAGCTACCACAGGGTGTTTCAGAAACTATGCTGGCCAACTGGGCCGAAGGTAATGCACTGACCGAAGGGCTGGATCGCGCTGTTGTCGATAGTGTGTTCGCTGGCGGCATCATGGGTGCAGCGTTTAACCTTCGGGGTGCACGGCAGCAGCTCGAGCCTACCGACGGCACAGGGAAAGCGCCGGACAATACCGGGCGGACTGGCGGCACGCAGACGATGCGTGATCGATCAGTCAAAGACCTGCAAAAGTCATTCTCTTCGATGTCGACCCTTGCCGAAGCGCCCGATGGCGACCCCGACATACAGCAGCGGGCTGTGCAGGCCATGGCTGATATACGGTCTGAGATGATACGCCGCGGCATGGACCCTCGCCTGGCCAATGAGCGTCTGGCGACTACGGTGTACCTGGACAACGCGGCGCGCTTGCGTGAGATGCGCGTCAGCTACTTGGAGGCGCTGGAGACCAACCCACAGAAAGCCAATACAATCCTGCAGAACACCAGACGGATCATCGCGAAACAAGACTCGGTCAGAGACCTTTTCCCGGGGGTGGAGGCGCAAGCCGCGCAGGGTGAGCTCGAAGATTTGCTGGACACTAATCGCAAGTTAGTTACTCGTTTGGGTAAGGCCCGGGAGAAGCGAAACGGCTCAGAGCAGCAGGTGCTGCGTGGCGCGCTGCAGGAAAACCGGTCGCGCCTGGAGCAGCTGATCGACTCAAACGAAGGCTTGACGATACCGCAAAAGGATAGGAAGAATGCCGGCACAGCAGGGCGATCCCGCGCTGCGCCCGCTCAAGACGGGCAGGTAGCGGCGCAGCCCGCTGAAGACACTCGCCCGGAGATCGAGCGCGATTCAGCAGCAATCGCCGCAATCAATACGAAACAGGCCACTAATGAGTTGGCGCCTGAAATCAGCGAGAAGCTTTTTAAGAAGGATGGGAGCCTCAAGGGCGGCAAGAAGGTAGATAGGCCGGCAGGGTTTTTTAATCGCATAAAAGAGCTGCCGATATCCCAGCTGGCGCGCCTGCGTAAAGACCTGGAATCGGCCGAAAGCGCCTCAGCGTCGTGGAAGATTGAGCTTGTTGAGGCTGTGCTGGCGAATGACCGGCTGACGGAGTTCCAGCAGTTCAGCACAGAGGGGCAGCCGCTGACGGCCCCCGAGGCGCTCCGGTTACTGGAGGACTCACCGCTGACGCAGGCTGAACGCAGCCGCATCCAAAGGGTAGCTACACTACGCGGAGAAGGCGACCCTAGGGTCAGCCCGTTTACTACCGTCGCGCAGGAGGAAAACGTATCGACCAAGTCAATCAGGGACTCCTACAAAGGCGCACTGAATAAGCTCGCCCGCGAGGTGCAGCTGGCGAAGAATCTTGACTCCGTCGAAGAAGCCCAAGCGATGCTTGACGAGTTACTGGGTGTCACTGAGCCCGCGGCGGGAGCGCAGGCACCACGACAAGCTGTTGTGTCGGAAGCCGAGCTGGCGGAAGCTGATCTGATCGAACAGGATACCGCGGCTGCGGCGGCGCGAGAGGCTGCGGCTACGGACGAACTTGCCCGCCAAGTACAAGCCGCCGGGCTGGCGCGGGCAGCGCTGATTGAACAGGCTGAGGCGGCTGAAGCGGCGGGTGATACTGAGGCGGCGGCCGGGCTTGCCCAACAGGCGCAAGAATCCGAGCAGGCGCAAGCAGATCTGATCGAACAGGCGGGAGTAACTGCGGCGGAGAGGACTGCTGAGGCGGAGGACAACCGCAACAGGCAGGTGCGAGACCTTGAGATAAGCGCCATGCTGCGAGGGCAGGAGCAGGCTGAAGCCGTAGAAGGTGATGTCGCGGGCGAGCTGGGCACAGATGAGGCCAGTGGATCAACAGCGACCATGGGTATCCGAAATACGGCCAATTCAAAGCAAGGCGGCTCGCGCGAGCCGCCGATTACACTGGAGAACTTTACAAAGTTTGCTGGGTTTCTGCCAGCGCGCCGCGAGCTTATGGATGCACTGGCCACTATTGACGATCCGGCATCGGACATCCCGGATGCGGCTCGCGCAGAGGGGCTCGCGAAGCGCGACAAGATTGTGCGTAAAATCAAGGAGCTTGAGTCGGCCGATCGCGCCTTTCTGCGGGAGCAGCAGCTGGCGCTGGAGCAGCTGGCTGATCTTGAAACCGAGACCCGGGCACTGGAGCGTGAGAACTCCAGACTGGAGCGTGATCAAGCGACACTGCCGGAAATCCAACGACGACAGGACACGATGGCGACCATGGAGTCGGTCTGGAACTCCGTGATGTCCGAGGCGCCCGCGGCTGACCTGGAGCTGACATTCCCGGACGTGCAGTGGGCTGAGGTATCCAACGATGCGCGCCTGCTGCGGGTATTCCAGCAAGAACTGAATAACATACTGCGTGACCTGCAAAGCGCGGGCTTACAGCGATACCCACCAGCAGTGCGGGAGCAGATGCAGCGCAAGCGTGCCACAGAAGGAGTGAACTATGTC